CTTCAACCCGACCGACCTCGCCGCGCTGGACGAACAGCGCGCAGCCGCGAAAGAGCAAACGCGGTTCGATGTCGCGATCGAGCTTGACGATATTCGTTGGCTCATGAGCGGCAAACGCGGCCGTCGATTCATGTGGCGCCTGCTCGGCGACGCCCGGCTGTACCAGCAGTCGTTCGACGGCAACGCGAACTGGTCGATCTTCAACGAAGGCAAACGCAGCATTGCGCTAAAGCTCATGGCACAGATCCATTCGATCGACGGTGGTGCTGAGTTGTACGCGCAGATGGCGACGGAAGCGAAGGTAAAGGACAAACCAAATGGCTGACCTCCCCACTGATAGCCAGGCGGCACCGGCAGACGCGACCAGCACAGCGGCAAGCCCCGCCGTTGCACCGCAGAGCCAGGCAGCAGCGCCCGAAGCCAGCACCGCGCCGGCAACGAGCATCGAAGCAAAGCCAGTCGAAGGCCAAGAAGCGAAACCGGGCGAGAAGCTCGACGACGCAGCAAAGCCCGCCGAAGTGACTTACGAGTTCAAGGTACCCGAGGGATTCGATCCGAATACCGAAGGCATGAACGAGTTGAAGGCAACGGCGAAAGAACTTGGCCTGACGCCGGAACAGGCGCAGCGCATTGCAGATCTCGGCGTGAAGCAGGCGCAAGGGTTTGCGGCGCAACTTGCCGATCAACAAAAGACGCTGACCGCCCAATGGGCGGAAGAAACGACGACGGACAAGGAAATCGGTGGCGACAAGCTGCCCGAGAACCTCGGCGTCGCGAAGAAAGCGCTCGACACGTTCGGCACGAAAGAGCTTAAGACGCTGCTGAATCAAAGCGGCCTTGGCAATCACCCGGAGATCGTCCGGTTCATGGTCAAGGCGGGTAAGGCAATCAGTGAAGACGGGAAGCTCGTAACGGGTAGCGCAGCGCAGGCAGATCGCGCGGCAATGCCGATCGAGAACCGCCTTTATCCGAACCAGAAATAAGGGGCGTACATCATGGCCGTACTTGGCACCAAGAACCCGACGCTGCTCGATGTAGCGAAGTCGCTCGACCCGAACGGTACGACCGCCGATGTCGTCGAGTTGCTCAATCAGACGAACGAAATTCTGCTCGACGCCACCTGGGCCGAAGGCAACTTGCCGACGGGCCATCGCACGACTGTCCGCACCGGCTTGCCGTCGGTCGTGTGGCGTCGCATGTACGGCGGCGTGCCGGCGAGCAAGTCGACCCGCGCACAGGTCGACGAAGCGTGCGGCATGTTGGAAGCGCGCAACGAAATCGACGTGAAGGCCGCAAACCTGAACGGCAATAGCGCGTCGTTCCGCCTCTCGGAAGCGAACGCGTTCCTCGAAGCGATGAACGAGACGATGGCCTCGACGCTGTTCTACGGCGACACGACGGTCTTCGCCGAGCGCTTCAACGGCCTTGCGACGCGCTACAGCACGATCGCGGGCGCGCCCAACGGGAACAACATCGTCGACTGCGGCGGCACGGGTTCGAACAACTGTTCGATCTGGCTCGTGAGCTGGGGCGATCAGACGTTGACCGGCATTTTCCCGAAGGGCACGAAGGCCGGCATCATCCACCAGGATCTCGGCGAGATCGATGCGTTCGACGCAAGCAACAACCGCTTCCGCGCCCTGGCCGATCGTTGGGAATGGAACTGCGGCATTGCGCTGAAAGACTGGCGCTACACCGTGCGCGCGGCAAACATCAACGTGGCCGATCTGGTCACGTCGACCGCGCCGACGTTCCCCGGCGTGCAAGGCACGTCGCCGGTCAGCTTGCCGGACGTGCTGATTGAAATGACCGCTCGCTTGCCGCGCCAAGGCGTGGGCCGCCCGGTGTTCTACGTGAACCGGACCGTGGGCAAGATGCTGCGCCGGCAAGCGATGAACAAGTCGCAGAACGCGCTGAGCATCGAAGTCGCGCAAGGCCAGATCACGACGATGTTCCTCGGCATCCCGATTCGCATTTGCGATCAGCTGCTTTCGACCGAAGCGCGCGTCGTCTAAGGCAACGTCGGCGGCCGCACGCCGCCTGCTTCGATTCCGCAATTTAGGAGCGGCACACCATGATTCTCGATCAGCAAAGCCTGTTCTCGGATGCGCAGGCCATCACCGCCTCGGCGAATTCGAGCAACGTCATCGATACGTTGCCCGGCGGCCAAAACACGAAGTCGGGCATCGGCGACGGCCAAGACATCAGCCTGTTTGCACAGGTTGGCACGGCATTCGCCACGCTCACGTCGTTGAACGTTCAACTGGTGTCGGCAGACGATTCGACGCTCACGACGAACGCGATCGTGCACTACGACAGCGGCGCGATTCCGGTCGCATCGCTGGTGGCCAAGGCGCGGGTTGTCGGACTCGATCTGCCGTACGGCAAGTACCGCCGCTACGTCGGCCTCAAGTACGTCGTGACGGGTACGAACGCCAGCGCCGGCACGATCACGGCCGGCCTCGTCGAAGACCTGCAGACGCTCAACGGCACGGTCGATTACGCGAAGGGCTTCACGGCCTAAGCGGATGCCGGGCTTCGGCCCGGCTCTTTCGACTGAATCGGAGCGCAAGACATGGGAATCAAGGTTATCGCCACCGCGCCGGGCTACTACGGCCATTACCGCGAGCCGGGCGACGAGTTCGAAATCGCAGACGACGAAGCGTTTCACCACTCGTGGATGGAGCGTTCCGACGGCAAGCCGATGAAAAAGCCAAAAGTAGCGCAGCCGCAAGCTACCGGCAACAACCCCGCCGGGGCGCTGCCGCGCAACCCCGCCTTAGAAGCCGACCTGTCGTAAGCGGCTCGCGCAACGGTGAGTGAGTACGGGAGCCCGCGCGGTTCCCGTTTTTATTTGAGGCCCGGCAATGGCAAGTGAAATCGATATTTGCAATCTGGCGCTCGCTCATCTAGGCGATCGCGCCACGGTGTCGAGCATCAGCCCGCCCGAAGGCAGCGCTCAAGCCGAGCACTGCGCACGCTTCTACCCCGTCGCGCGTGATCTCGTGCTCGAGGCGCACGAATGGGGTTTCGCCACCAAGCGCGCGAACCTCGCACTGCTGGCAGACATCCCGCCGCCTGGCTTTCAGTTCGTGTACCAGGCACCAAACGACTGCCGCAACATCATCGACTTGATCGATCCGAACGCGCCGACGTTCTATCCGATCGACGAGCGTTGTGGTCACTGGCAAGACGACGCGTTCACGATGGGCGCCGTACCGTATGAACTCGAATCACGAACAGACGGCACGGGCGTGATTTACACGAATCTCGAAAACGCGATGATCCGCTACGTCGCGAGTATCACCGATACGACGAAATTCAGCGCACAGGTTGTCGATGCGATCGCATGGCTGCTCGCTGCATACCTCGCCGGCCCGGTGATCAAGGGCGACACCGGCGTAGCCGCGGCGAGGGTAATGATGCAGGGATACACGGTCAGCCTATCGGCCGCGAAGGTCAACGACGCGAACAACCGGCGCCGGTCGATCTCGCAGTCGCAACGTCCCGCCCCCTGGATTCAGAATCGATAATGGCAAACGTAAAGAGCCTGCTTCGCTCATTCGCGGCCGGCGAGATCACGCCGGAGCTATTCGGCCGGGTTGATTTGGACCAGTTCAAAACCGGGCTCGCCACGTGCCGCAACTTCATCACGCTGCCGCACGGCCCCGCGGTGAACCGCGCCGGCACCACGTTCGTGCTCGCGACCAAGAGCAGCCCAACACGCTCCCGCCTCATCCCGTTCACATACAGCATCACGCAGACGATGGTGCTCGAATTCGGCGTTGGCTATATCCGTTTCCATACGAATGGGGAAACGCTGCTAACCGCCGACGGCAGCGCGATCTATGAGGTAGCAACGCCCTACGCCGAAGCCGATCTGTTCGACTTGCACTACGTTCAGTCGGCTGACGTGATGACGATCGTCCACCCGAACTACCCGCCGATGGAGCTGCGCCGCCTCGGTGCGTCGAACTGGACGCTAACGAGCATCAGCTTCGTGTCGTCAATGACGCCGCCCGCGGCGTGCACGGCCGTTGCCACGCACGGGTCTACCGGCACGCCGAACTATGTCGATTATCAGTATTGCGCCACGTCTCTAAGCAGCACGGGCGAAGAATCGCTGCCGTCGCCTATCGCGACCTGCAATAATGATCTGACGCTCGCCGGCTACACAAACACAATCACCCTATCGGCTGTGGCGGGTGCTTCTCGCTACAACATCTACCGCATGTACCAGGGCCTTTTCTGCTTCATCGCGCAGACCGAGGGCTTGACCATCGTCGACAACAACATCGTGCCGGACACCGGCACGACGCCGCCCGAACTCGCGAACCCGTTCAACGGCGCAGGAAACTACCCTGGCGCGGTCAGCTACGAGCAGCAACGCCGCGTGTTTGCCAGCACCATCACGCTA